AGATTGTTTTGATCTATGCGATATATTAAGAGTACATTTAACAACTTACTACGAGCACCCTATAAACGTTCATGTAATGAATGATGGTAGTGGTGATTTTTATGGATGCATTTGTTCAAATTAGAACTAGAATTTATGGGTATAAACACTTATAATAATGATGATTTGGTTAAAAGATTATATAAATTATATTTAAAGGAGAATAAAGATGATTACAGAAAAGAGATTGGAAGAATCCTTAAAGTTCCTATCGGATACAGACGAGGAAAATGCTAAAGCCAATGCTCAAGTTAAGTATTTGGATAGGCTTCTTAAAAGAAAGAAAGCTCTCCATATCGCTGGTAATGCAGTTGATAAGAGTATCTCTGCCAAAGAACAAGCATACTATGGAAGCGATACTTATAAAGAAGCTATACAAGAATTATTTGATGCAGAGGTTAAAGCGAGTACACTTGAGAACAAGAGAGATAAAGAAGGACTTATTATCGATCTATTCAGAACATTAGAAGCAAGTAGACGTAAAAATAACATAGTATAAGAATGGCAATATATAAGTTTAAAAAATGGGTTATACTTCCTGCTTATACTGAAATTGTTATTAGTGCAGATAATGATGAACAAGCATTAAAAATAATGAATGCTATAGATCCTAAAACTTTAAATTGGCAAGAAGCTGAAGCAGTAGATCAGCGAATGACATATGAAGTTATAGATGAAAAGTCCAGAACTTAAACTTTTTAGAGCTGTCATTACGCAAGCAATAGAAGATGCAATGTACGAAGGACAAGATAGATATAAAATTATGGATAAGAGATCAGCAATTGCTTGGCTTACCAGCAATAATAATGACTTTAAACTTATATGTCATTATGCTGATATTAATTCTGATTATGCAACAATGAAATTTACTAAAGCTATGACTTTAGATATATATAAATTAACTAATAAACAAAACGATGTAATAAAAAATAAGCCAGGTCGACCACATAAATCGCCTGGCTCATATAGATTAAAATTTTAATGACTGATAAAGATATATTTAAAGGTGTTACTTATGATTCATTATCAAGACAGGTAGATGGTGATCATTATAAAAATATGAAGATCCAACCTGCTGAATTTATCAATGAAAATGACTTACCATTTGCAGAAGGTAATGCAATAAAATACATATGTCGTCATAAGAAAAAGGGAAAGAGAAAGGATATAGAAAAAGCTATTCATTATTTACAGATGATTCTTGAACGAGATTACGATTAGCCTTTCTATCATATCTCTTTTTACATTTAATAATCTTATTTCTCCAATGTCTTAACTGTCTTGCAATAGGATTACGTTTCTTATTTGGAGACTTCATTAGTCCATTATTAAAGAAAGTATTTTCTTTTCTCCCATGTATATCTCTATGTTTGCTTTAGACTGGATACATTTAAAGACTACTCTATCTGTAGAACTTCTGTCCTTCATAGCGTAACGCTTAGATTTTAAACAACTTGATAATGAATCGTGGTAACGATGCTCTATTATTTTATGATCTTGTAATAGCAAGAGTGCAAAAACCATTTCTATCATAATACTTTACCTTTATTTATTCCCTTTTTAATCATGTATTTTTGTGTGCCATTAGCACCAATTTCTACTTCTTTTTTAAGATGCTTAACAATGTGCATTTGTTTTGCTTTTTGTTGTATATCTTTTATGTAATTAATTATTTGTCTATTAATGCGTTCCATTACCATTCCTAATTAATTTTTCTACATCAACCTGTAGTTTTGAAACTTGTTCTTTTAAGAAATCAATGTTAATTTTATTGTTTCTCATATCTTTTAATTCTGCATCCATAGACTCAATCAAACCTGCCATATGTTCCACAAGCATGAAAAGCTCTGCCTCTCCAGATGACTGACCTAATTCACCTCTTGGATATTTAATTCTAAATTCAGAGTTAGCTGCTAGATCTTTCTCCATCAGTTCTAACTTTGTAGAGTGTTTATTTAGAGTCTCAACTACACCAAAATATGCCCATACTCCAACAGCCACAGCAATAACTATGGAAATTAGATTCTTCATTGGCATACTTACCGATGTGTTTTCACTTATCTTCATTTTTTTTATTCCAAAAAGGAAGCATATGTCCTGAATTTTTATAACATTTAATACAAGAGTATTCTTCTTTTATAGTTATATACTTATCAGTAGAGTAAATACTTTTACTGCACCACTTACAGTTTCCTATTTTATTCTGATTGTTTTTTGATTTCATCGTTAGCTTTATCTAAGTCTTGAGCTGTATACTCAAGTTTCTGTAAAGATCTTTTAAGTGCTGCATCTTTCGATTTGCAAGCATCTTCTAATTCTGAAATCTGTGCTTTAAGAACACGTACCTGTTCTTTATATTCGTTAATAATATCTTGGTAATCTGCTCTGTCCATATTACTTAGGCTTACGCATTATGTCAGCACCTTTAAGACCATAAATTGCTGAAACTATTCCTATAAAAATTGCTTGGTACCAGTAGGGAAGGTTCTTAAAATACTCAAAGAACATATCTAATCTAGCACGAATCGTAGGATCGTCAGTGAAAATAGAGTAGACCAGTACAAGAATAGGAAGGGAAACAAGAACCAATACGAACTCATCTTTCCAACCCTTATCATTGCTCTCAATAATTTTCGCTTTATATTCAATCTCACCTCGTGCCATCTTTTCAGCATGCATTGATTGTGCATCTGACATAAGCATCTTTGTTTTTTGTTTATTTTTATAAATGTGTCCTGCTGTTTTAAGACCCATTGATAGTAAATTCAACCACATATTATTTCCTTTTTAATGTATAAAATTTTCCTGTACGTTCTCCTCTGTACAGAATATGTTTTCGTTTACTGTATTTTTTGTTCCACGCATATACATGCATTTTAGATCCCCAGTGCTCTAAGAGGCTGAAGAACCAGTTGGATATCCTTCCCATGCTTTATACATCCCTTCCACTAACAACTCATCATCGTATGGTTGTTTGCCATTTTCCATTCGGATAATTGACTTTACAAGTGGTAAGTAATGTTCGATACTATTATCGAGTTTATCCAAAGGATTTACGTTAAGTTCTTTACAAACAAAATCTATGTAAGCTGATGTATCATTTTCAGAGGGTGGTGCCCATCTAGAAATGATTTCGTCTACTGTAGTTTTTTTGTGAGTAAATCTGTATGTTAAAAGTATTCTCATTAAAGCTCTAATACCCATTACAGCTTCATCAAAAATACAAAAAGTTGGATCAGTTTGTTCTGCTGCTAATCCATCCCAATCAGTACCAAGTTTGATATTTCCTGGGTTCTTATTTCTTATACCTCTAGGTAATTTTTCTGTTCCATCTGCCATTGTCTTTTAAAACCATTGGGATTAATTTAGGTAATCCATCAATGATAACTCCTGTTCCTATTACTGGTCTAGACTTCTGAAGTTTATTATATTCAAAAGCTAAACTTTTCATGTTAATTAAACAACCCACCTGCATACCCCAAAGTAATTCGTTTGGATTGCTCCAATAGTCTATTTTAAAATTTGTGTGATAATGTCCTTGAACTGTGCACATACCATATTGCTGTGCCACTTTAAGAACATCTTTATATTTACCATGGCAGAAGTAAATTTTTTGACCATTGGATGCTTTTAAAATCAAATCTTCGTGCCAAGTCCAACCTTTGCCTACACCTAACATAGTATTATAAGACTTAAATACTTCGTGTGGCAACCCATGTCGTGTAGCTTTTCTAAATACAAGACTGCCATGATTACTATCCATGACATATTGTTTTGGGAAAAGCTTTTCCAAGTTTTTAAAAAACTCTCTAGCAACTTGAAGCTCATGACTAGGTGAGTAGAGTCCAGGGTGTGAATCATGGAATGATATAGAGTGCCAGTCCATTTCATCACCTATGTTTACTACTGTGTCAGGCTTATACTTTTTCTTTATTGCTGCTAAAAAGTCAAGCGTATCTATGTGGTGATAGGGTGCGTGTTGGTCGCTTATTACAAGTATTGATTTACATAGCATATATACGCTTTTACAATTATTCGGTGAATAAGTCTACCAATTAAGGTACAACTTTATGTTTCTATTTTAGGCTTTGGTAAGGGTACTATTACTTTTTCACCTTTACAAATAAACCTTAAATAAATTTCGTGTTCATTTACATCTTCTGAACCAATTTCTTGAAGTTTTTTTAATGATTCTTTATATCCAGCTTCCATACAAGTGTACATATCATCGTACTTTGTAGGCATAGGAAATGGTGCCATACATTCACCTGCAACGTATGAACACATAAGCATCAGTAAAGTAAATTTCATTATAGGTGTTTAGTAACTAATACTAATACCTGTGCTAATACACCTAATCCAACTGCAGTCATAATCCATTGTATTCTAGCAATGCTAGACTGTATATGTTTTAGGTGATTGTTTTCTATTGTATCGATCCTTTGATTAATAAGATCAATACAACCATGTATCTTAAGAATTTCTTCTTTGTTTTCTGTAGCTCTGCTCATAATTAAAATAATGTTTCGTAAGGAGACCTTACTAACCCTGCTGTTTTATATTGTGTTGTTCTTGGACCCTTATATTTAGGATGTCCAGATTGTCCTAGTACGTATTCTAAAGCAACGTCAGCAGCTAGATCGGCACTAATGCCATCTTTTTCTAGTCCATCAGCAACAGTTCTTACAGATGATTGTAACCAAATTGGTAGGAATCTCATACTTGCATGACCTCCTACTTTTAGTGCTCTATCAATTGCTGTATCATCTTTTTTAGTTATCTGTGGACTCCATCCAGTTGTTAGATATTGCTTATTGAATAGTAACTCTAATGATGTTCTTGGTAATGAACCTATCTTTTTAATCATGGTCTTTTGTGGATCAGTTGCCCAATGTAAAGGTTCCATTAATTGTTTA